TTGCCGCCGCGCGCGACGTCGACACCCATGCTGTCCATCGCGGGCTTCTTGTCCATCGGCTTCCACCGCGCCTGCGCTGCCTCGACCCACGCCGTTGGGATCACCTGCCACGGGTCGTCCTGCACGCCAGCATGGAAGTCGCCATGCAGCATCTGCGAACGCAGCGGCTCGGGCAGCGATTGCAGCTGCGCCATGTAGCCCGTGTTGAGCAGGTAGGGGTTGTCGGTCACCCTGCTGGGGATGAACGTCCTGCTCTGCGGGATGATGTGGTCCGCGCCCACCGTGAACGGCTCGCCGCTGTCGACCTCGACGTCCTCGCCATCGAGCGTCGCGAACCATCGCACCTCCCCAGGCTTCGCCGGTCGCGGGTGCTTCTTGTCCAGCCAAGGCGCAAAGTAGCGCACTACCCACCTGCCCTCGACCGTCGTCGGCGGGTTGAACGTCATCACGACGCGGCACCGCTGCCCTTGCTCGGTCGTTCGCAGCCAGCCCATCAGGAAGCGCACTGCCGACTCGCGCATGTTGGACGCCTCGTCGAACACGAGCAGGTCGTGCGGGCGGCCCTGATACTTGCGCTCTTCGTCGGGCGACGGGAACGACCCCAACTCGATCTGCACCGGAACCCGATCCCACCGCTTCATGCGCCAGATGCGGTCGGCCCCGTTCCATCCATCACGGTTGCCGAGCACGTCAGCCAACCGGTCGACGATGCCGGTCAACTCGGTGCCGTTCTGTCGGAAGATGCCCACCCTTCGATGCCTCGTCACAGCCAGCCCAACGGCGAGGTCGGTCTTGCCACCACCTGCTGCGCCACCGTAGCCCACGACCGTCGCGCTCGACTCCAGTGCCTGCGTCTGCGGTCCAGGCAGCGGGGACCATGGCGGCGTCTCAGCGAGCAGCCGGTCCAACTCGGCGCGCTCCTCCGGCGTCATCGCAGCCAGCACCTCGGGCTCGATCCTCATCGGTAGCCCTTCGCCTGCCGCCTCGTGTCGCGCGTGCTCTTCGGTTGGTCTCCTCGCTTCACGTCCTTCAGCGGTTGCGTTCGCTTCGGTGCCACGTCGACCGCTGCCGGTGTCGCGTTCTCGATCTCATCGATCAGCAGCCAGACATAGTTCGCTGCCGCGACCAACGCTGTCTGCCACGACGTGTCCAGCGAGGGCCAGCCGTCCACTGCTTCGAGCTTCTCGCGCGTGGTCGACGATAGGTAGCCCTTGACGATCGCGAGATCCAGCGAGCTAGGAGGCGGCTTCCCGGGCCAGCCAGCGAACAGCGTCAGCAGCATCAGTATTCGTAGCCGGTGATGGTGACGTCCCACGTCGGGGCGTTGGTCGTGAACGTTGCCGCTGCGGTCACGCCGAACTGGAGCGTGCCGTCGCCGACGATCTCGGGACCGTCGCCACTCCACGTCAGCGTGTAGCGATCCCATGCGCTGGCGGTAGCCGGGGTTGCCGAGCGTGCTGCCAGCATCACTGCGCTGCTCGTCGTCACCGCGCCGCCCGTGTTCACGCGAAGGCTGAACGTCGTCGTCTGCACCGTGGCCGTGGCGTTGCCGCGCGTCGCCACGCTGAACGACGTCAACCTGAACCGCTTGCCAGTGCCCGGGGCGAAGGACGTGCCAGTCGTCACCGTCGCGCCGGGAGCGTTCGACCTGGACAGCGTGATGGCCGTCTCGACGCCGGTCGCGCCTGCTGCGGCAGCCACCGCCCAATAGGCCAGCACCGTGCGGTCGTGGTCCATGGTCAGCACGGGCATCGGGTTCGCCTTGCTGACGTCGCCGTCGTTCACCCCGTCAGCCCCATGCACGAGCTTCACGCGCTGGAAGGAGACGCCGCCGATGTCGTCGGCCGCGATGATCGAGCCGCCTGCGCCCGCGTTCAACTGCACGTTGTCAGCCATCGATGTCGTCCTCGTCGTCCTCGTCGCCTGCTGCGGTCGCCTGCTCTGCCATGCCCAGCGCGTCGTCCATGGCATGCGCCAGGGCTCGGCCGATGCTGCTCGCCCCGTAGGCCACCGCCCACTGGTCCTCCGCTTCGACGCCCACCTCGACCCAGCCGTAGCGCGGCACGTCGACGCCGATGGACCATCCACGGTCGCATGCAAGGGCGAACAGGTCGTAGATGCGCTCGTCGTCGTCGTAGTCGGCTGCGTCGGGCATGGTGAGGCAGCCACGAGCCCAGCCTGCTCGCACGCTCGACGGCTTGCCGTCGCCATCCCAGTGCGCCTCATATACGCCCTGCACCCATCCGCATGCAGCAGCAAGGCGCGCGTTCCTCGCCTCCGCCTTGGCGTCCATAGGCTCGCCTGCGCGCTTCACTGCTGGCCCCCCTGCGTCGGGTCGACCTGCTCGGGGATCGCAGCCTGCGCGGGCTCCTGCGGCTCCACAGCCACCTGCACTCGGCCGCGCGCGGCATCGAGGATGCGCTGGATGCGAGCAGCACGGTCAGCGTCGTCACGGATGACGATGGGCGCATCGGCATCGCCCTGCACCGTCACGCGGTCGCCGTAGACAGTCGGCACCAGCTTGCTCAGCACCCACTTGCGCGCGTCGACCCTCAGCCGGTCGCGAGCAGGGTCGCCTTCACCGTCCGCGATCTCGACGATGTCCTCCGCCCAGACAGCAAGCTGCACTCTGCGCGCGTGCGCGTAACGACGGGCAAACTCTGGATCTTGCAGCTGCCAGTCGAGCACTTCACGAGTGCCGATCCCTGATGCCCTGATGCCCTCGCCTCTGCACAGTGCAGCGAGCACTCGCTCCTGCTGCTCTGCGCGTCGCTCCAGGTTGCGCGGCCGTCCGCTGCGCTTCGTCGTCACGGCTCGACCCTCACCCAGCTATCGGCGCGAACTGCACGGCGTGAGTAGCTGCACCAGGACTGCACAGTCGAGCGCGGCAATCCGAACCGGCGAGCGAGCCTGCGAAGGCCCAGGCCCTCAATCTCATGCGCATCGCGAACAGCGCGCACCACGGCATCGGCAACGCGGGCGCGCGGGTGAGTCTCACCGCATCTGCGACCTGCTTCGGATCGAGCGACCATCGGCATGGCACCGATGTAGCCGCTCGCAGATCACCGCGCCACTGGTATGCGGAAGCGAGCAGCGGTCGCGTCTGCGGTCTCGATCTTCCAAGCGAGCAGAGGCAGCGTCAGCACTACGAGCGCGCGGAGCAGCCAACGCTCGATCGGATGCATGCCTATGTGTCGGCTGCTCATGGTGGGGTGATCGTCCACCAGATCGCCACGCAGGCCGCACAGAGCAGCAGCGTGAGGATGACCACGGCCGGATGCTCGCGGTCGACGTCTGCGGGGCGGCTCATCGAGACCTCCGCAGCAGGATCGCGCCGACAGCGTTCCGGCCGCTGTCGTTCTGCGCATCGGCCTCGCACTCCCAGACTAGCGTGCGGTCGCCACCGTCGAGCAGGTCGCCAGGGTGACCCACCACCACGTCGCCGAGCATTTCGCCCAGCAACGCGACGGCAGTCTCGTAGTCCTCCCCCAGGGCGAACGTCGCGCCCGTGGCAAGTTGTAGGACGTAGCTCATCGGCGTGCCTCGCAAACGCGAACCAAGCGAGGCAGGCGCAACTCCAGGCCCTCGTCGGCCACCTGCGCAACAAACATCTCGATCTGCTCGCGCAGGATCGGGATGCGGTGCGGATCCGACAGAAGCTCGATGGTGTCGGGCAGGTCGGCAAAGTCGCGCGCGATGGCGTTCGCGCACTCGATCGCAGCGACGCACGTCAAGCGCACCGCAGCCAGCGCGACGTCCTCCGCTTCGCGCGAAGGGCGCGAGCGCAGAAACTGCCCCAGGCTGCACTCGGGCTCGTGCCAGTCTCCGACGCTGCTGATCGCGGCATCGAGACGGTTCAGGCGCACGGCGCGCGCCTCCCAACGCGCGGAGGTCACTTGGCACCTCCGACGTAAAACCACGCCAACTGGGGATCGTCGGCATCCGGTGCATCGTCGGCAGCGATGCCAACGGCGCGCGCGTAGCGGACCCAATCCTGCACGAGCCAACGCTTGTATCTGCGGGCGGACACCCACCCGCCTCCATCCTCGTCGCGCTCCATCGGCACGCAGCCGTCATGCGGCGGCGTGCCCACGATTGCCAAAGTAGCCGTTCCGTCTAGGTTCTCGATCAAGTTCGTGTTGCAGATCATGGTTCTGGTTCTCTGTTGTGGTTCGTGGTTCGGGGATCAGAAAGGCAGCTCGTTCGCGTCGGCCTCAGGCTCGACCAGATCGATGATCAGCACCGCGCGGAACTGGTCCGTGTAGTAGTCCTGGCGACGCTCCTGCTCGGTCGCGTAGAACGTGATGAAGCACGGGTGGCCTCCGGTGACGTAGCCCTGCGGCAGATACAGGCCGACCACGCGATGCGCGTCGGCCAGCGATCCGACCACGATCTTCTGCTCGTGCGTCGCGACGGTCGTGTCCGTGTAAACGTCGCGCGACCAGTCGTGCGTGATCGTCTCGTGCTTCGTCTGGCAGCCAAGGTAGAGCGTGTAGGTCAGGATCTTGCTCGTGTTCGTCGTCATGGTTCTGTTCTCGTTTCGTTTGGGGTTCTGGTTCCGGGGGCGCGGAAGGTATCGACCGCGCGCGCTCCCGTCAAGCAGTCATTCCAAGATTCTTTGCTCGACCTCGGCCAACAGGTAGGTCGCGTCGCTGCGCGTGCCAGTCAGCACGCCTGCGCGCACTCGGCCGACCTCGCCCCGCTTGCCGTCTGCCTCCAAGGCCAGCGCACCATGCCGCTGCGCCCATGCGTCGACCGCCCCAAGGATGCGGTCGACGTGGTTCGCCGCGTGATCGTAGGGCACCGTGATGCGCGCGCGCGTGCCGCGCAGCGTGCCACCGTCGACAACGTATCGGCTGCCCAGCCTATCGGTCGGGCCGCGGTAGACGACGCGCAGCAGCACGCGCGTGACGTTCGAGCCGCTCACCTCGACGCGGCTCACTCTGCCACCTCCGCGTCGTCGGCTTGCAGCTCTTCGCGCACCTCTTCCAGCACGTCCAGCACGTCGGCGAGCATCGCCCAGTAGGCTGCGCGCGTCAGGCACTCCTGCACGCTGCTGACGCCAGCAAACGCCTCGTTGCCCATGTGGTCGATTATCGCGTCCTCGTTCTGGCTGACGAGGCAGACGAAACGCGCGCGGCCGTGGTAGATCACCCACTCGCTGCCGTCCACGCTCTCGTGGATCGCGTCCTGCTCGTCGATGCCCTCGCGCTGCGCGGTGCGGATGGCCTCGGCCGCGATGGTGCGGCACGTCTCACGGTAGTCGATCTCGCTGTAGTCTGACATGGTTCTAGTCTCCTGTTCTGGTTCGGGAGGTTCATTCCATACGCGCCACAACGTGCGGCGCGAGCGGTTCGGTGCCTTCGGGCAAGAACACGGTCGTCGTCCCGACGATGTTGCCGTCGTCGTTCCGGTCGTTCACGGTGACCGCGACCGCGTTGCCGTTGTCGTCGCAGATCACTCGGCGCACGACCACCACGTTGCCGCGTTGGCAGGCCACGCAGAATGCGCGGCACTGGTAGTGCCACTGGTCGATCCACACGAGCGTCATGCCGAGGTTGCAGCGCGAGCAGTCGAGGATGTTCTTCGTCGTCTTCATGTTCTGGTTCTCTCTGGTTCTGGTTCTGGTTCGGGGAGCGCGCACGGTAGCAACCGCGCGCGCCGTTGTCAACTACAGCGCGGAGTCCGTCTCCTTCACGGCTCGCAGAATCTCGCGCGCCGTCGTCTCGCGGTCCCAGTAGTCAGCCGTGCGCGACGACATGACTCCGTCGACGTAGTGCACTTGGTAGGCGTCGCCGTCCCATCCGGCATCGGCGACATGGGGCATCGCGCGCAGCTTCGCGATCACGTTCTGGCTGTAGCGCGGCCGACGGAACGGGTTGCTGCGACGGACGACGATGCGCTGGCCGAACACGTCGGACAGCAGGCCGGGGATCAGGACGAACGAATCGGACTTCTTCATGGCTCTGTCTCTCTGTCTGTTTCAGGTTCTGGTTCGGAAGTGAACCGACGCGGAAGGTATCGGCCACCCGCGCCGGTGTCAACAGGTCATTCCTGGATTTCTGAGATAATCCTGCGGACCTTGGTCGGCCGGAGGCCGGTGCCTACGTGCTGCGCCGCGCTGCGCTGCTCGACCGTGGCGGTGACGTCGATGCGGTCACCGGCAGCCACGTCCCAGGTGCACCAAGAGCCGCCGCGCAGGCGCAGGATCCACGGGCCGGTCGACGCCTCGACGCGGATGTCGACGAGGTGCGTCGCATCCCAGGCCGACTGCGCGACCCACGAGCGGACCACGGTGCCGACGACACGAGCGCGACCCTCGGGGACCGGTCCCCACTGCGTCGTCGTCTCGACGTGCAAGCGCAACACAAGATCGACCTGCTTCGGGCTGATCCTGCCGCAGTGCGCGAAGTGCGCCGCGATCTCGCGGACGATCTCGTGCTCGCAGCGGAGAGCCTCGGCGAGGCCGGGATGCGCGGCGAGCGTCGTCGAGCGCAGGTCAGCAGCCACCGCTGCCTCGTATTCCTCGCGCTCGGCACGGCGAGCAGCAACGTCGGCTGCCGATGCGCGGATGCGCTGAGTGCGCTCGACGTCGCGGCGCGCGCGGACAGCAGCGGCGCGCAGCGTGGTGCCGTCGCTGCCCAGGCGGCGGATGCAGTCCTGGCCGACGATGCTGCGCTTGCCGTCCTGGCTCTCGACCGCGAAGCAGTGCGCGATGCCCTGCCCGCAGTAGTCGCAGGTTCCCATCGGCTGCCCAGGCGCACCCACCTCGCTGCCGTCGTCGCAGCGGATCGGGCCGCGGCTCTCGTAGTAGCCCGCAAAGCGGAACGGCGCGTCGCCGAGTCCGGCCTTGGTCCACGGGTGCAGGGTCGTGTTCGTGTTCGTGTTCGTCGTCATGTTCGTTCGTCCTTTCTGGTTCTGGTTCTGGTTCGTGAGTGCGCAGTAGAGCGACCGCTGCGCTCGGCGTCAAGCGTCTCGCGTCAGAATCCGCGAGCTTCGTAGCTCTCTTCGTAATCTGCCACGCCTTCGCGCGGGTCGACGTCGTCGATCCCTGCGAGGGAGTCGAGCGTCGGCCAGACGATGTCGGTGTCGAGGTCGACGTAGGCGTGTTCGCCGCGAGCGAGGTCCACGCAGTAGAGCACGCGGCGGCCGCAGTATTCGAACGGCACCTCAGTGCCGCCTGCGGCGGGCACCCAGCCGCTGCGGTAAACGCGGGCCACCCATGCTGCGGTGGACTCGCCGGGGAGAATGCTGCCAGGGATGCGGAAGGGCGTCATGTGTATGCCTATCGGTTCGGGTTGGGGTTCGGGTTGAGTCGGCAGAGTAGGATCCTGGCGCACGGTGTCAAGTCGCTCGTCGCAGAATCTTGCGCAGCATGCCAGAATCCGCGCGCGGGCCGGTGCCGGTCCGTCGACGACGCGGCGCGCGACGACCGTCCACGGGCCGCTGCGGGGTGGCCGCGTCGTCGCTTCTTCCCGGCGCGCCCAGGTCGCTCGACCGTCATATACGGTGCAGCGACACGAACGAAAACCGACCTGCTTTGGTTTCGCGGCCCGACACACTGAGAGCATGCGTCTGCGCATCTCGATCAGCGGGGCGAACGGAAGATAAAAGCGTCCGAGGGCCGGGGGGAAGTTGGGAGGGACGCGATCGCAGTCTGCCCTCGGACGCTGCCGGATCCCCTCTCTCAAGAATCCGGCGATCGATCCGCTCGCACACGGATCGAGGCACTGTCATCGGCGGCAGGGCTCGCACCTGCATTCCAGGGCTGTGAACCCCGATCCTGCTACGTTGGACGACGCCGATGTAACTCCCGCTGGCCCCGGTCAGAACCAGCGGGCGAACCTAAACTACGCTACAGAACCAAACAAAGAACGTCTCATCATCCATGTCACTCGCGGGGATCGTCCAACAAGGACCATCCCCAGAGCAACTCGGTCGGGAGCCGACGCAGCCACCACCATCCGGTTTCCCAGACAATGGCTGCTGCTTCGTCGCGCGCGGGATCGTAGCACAACGCAAGCCCGTCCCAAGTCTTTCCTGGGATCAATCGCATGCCGTTCGAGGAAGCCGCCTCGCTCACGTCGAACAGCTTGCTCACAGGCATGTCGAAACCGACGACCTTCGACTCTTGCTTGATGACTGTGTGCCAGTTCCACGCGCGAGCTTCGTCCTCCGTCAGCGTCTCAAGGACCATGTAGAACGGAGTCATCGCACGATCTCTTTGTCGGACTTCTGTCGCACGATCTCCCAGATCGTGTGCTTGCGTCCCGCTTTCACTTGCTTGCCAGCGGCTTGGACGTAGCCCATGCGGACCAGTTCGCTGCGTCGAGAGCGGACGGATTGCGGCGTCTGCTTCAACGCCGCGTGTAGGTCGTAGTTGCCTTCGTAGTACCACACCAACTCTGAGTCTGTGCACGGACCAAGACGGCGCAGCAGTTCAAGAACAGCCTTGCGCTTGCTGGTCATCGCAGTCACTGACGCAGCTGCATCCTGGCTCGTCGTGCGATCGCGGCTTCGAGCGCGAGCACGCAGCAGCAACTGCGCCATTTCGCTGGCTTCGGTGGGAGTGCATCGTCCGCTCGATGCGATGTCGTCAAGTCTGGTCAACAGGTCAGTCACAGTCTAGGTCTCCTTCAAACGGCAGCATTGGCTGCGCTGGTGTAGCTTCGGCACCGATCATCTCGGTCAGCACTGTCTCCTTCGACAGCACCCACATCGGCGGGTAGACCGCCAACATCTGCGACCCGTGTCCGCTGGCTTTGCTTTGCAAACGGATCGGCGTCATCTCGAAGGCGAACTCCTCTTGGAATCGGTCGCGAAGGAACGCGCCAATGTTGGTCTTCGTTCCATGCGACAACGACTTCCAGTCGCATCCGCACACGATCTCAACGCATGCCCATGCAGGTAGCCATCCTCGCATGAGCGAGTCGGTCGAGCGCAGGTTGCGCGCGAGCACGTCGAAGTGCGCTTTTACTTCGCGCACGCGGTCGTAGTAGCTCATGCTAGTCCTCCTGCCTGCGACGCAGCAGTTCTTCGAGCGCAGCGATCAGCGTCACCGCGTTTGTCCCCACTTCTCCGGCATGCGCCCATTTCCGGCAGTGCTTGTAGGTCTCGATCAACATGCGAATCGCGTTGTCGCTCGGGTTCTTCTCGTCCTCTAGCGGCTCCGGCCACACGAAGACCTGATGCCTGTAGTCGTAGTCTCGCATCGAGATCAAGTGCGCGATCAGCTGTCGACGCACAACATCGGCGCGCGTCACCGTCGGATCAAGGAACGCCATCGGAAGATCGACCAGCGTTCCCACTTCGTCGTTGCGTCCTTTGCGTGTCCACAACGACCGGACGTAGAGCACGGGGCAGTTGTGAGTATGGCTGTCCCACTTGAACTCGAACATCACGCGCGTCACGTCTCGCGTGGCGATGATCTCCGCCATCTCGTGCAGCGTTTTCTCGTTCGGGTCTGCCATCATCCTTGCTCCCATGCATCGATGAACACGCCGGGGTCGCTTAGATGTGCAGTGCCGTAGGTGTATTGCTTGTCGACAACGAGCGTCGTGATCTGCGCATCGTCCTTCCACCATCCGGCCGTGGTCAGCGCATCCATCACAGCTTTCGCAAGGTTGTCGACATCCGGCTTGCCAACAGGCATCGAGCACTTCGGTCGCTTCGGCTTTGCCATCAGGAACAACAGGCGAAGATGCACGCCTTCGAGGAAAGGCTTCTTGTGCAAGTGCTTCGCTTTGCTTGCCAACAAGATCGCCTGCTTCCAGCCGTCTGCGGTCTTCGGATTGTAGACGCGAGCGAACTTCCCGCGCGCTGTAGCTCTCGCGCGAGGCTGTGCCTTCGGATCACCAAGCACGCGCAACTGCTTGGGCGGGATCATCGCACCTTCCTTGTGGCTTCCCACTCCGCTTCGGCAACCGCTTGCGGGATGCCATCGGCTCGACGGCAACGGATGTAGTGCTCGCGGTCTGCGTCGACCCACTCGCGCCGCTCGCCTTCAAGAGCCTGCCGACTGCGCGCGCGATCCATCTCGCCGGGGTGCAGCTTGCGACCTGGGACTCCGACCTTCGACAGGTCTTCGATCGCAGCCTTCAAGCGAGCGTGATCGCGCAGGCAGTTCACGACCTCGCCCAACGCGATGCGCTTGTCGTTGGACATCGAGAGGATCGACGTGCACACGGAGTCGACCTCGCCTGCGGAGAACAGCGCGTCGTCGAGATCCTTAGCCAGCTGCTCGCGCAGTTCGCGACGGGTAGGCCACAGGCCGTGGCGAAGAAGCACATCCGCGATGCTCACGTTGTGCCTGTCTGCTGACTGGGTCATGGAATACAGGCCAACAGACAGACACGGAACGGCGATCAACCGTTCTACGTTCGATGGTGAAAGAGAAGTAGCCATTTGGTTCGGTGCTTGTCAAGAGAAAACTTCAGCCGCCGAGAGCAGCCGTCGCAGCTTCGATCATCTCAGCCCACTTCTTCCGCGCCGTGTTCTGCTTGAGCCGAGTGCACATGACACACATGCTGGAACGCGTGTAGCGCAGAACGTTGCGGCACTTCTTGCACGGGGTGCCGTCGTAGTGGGTCAAGCCGCTGGCCGCAGCGCGGACGCGTGCTTCGGAGGATGCCGCGCGAGCGGCCTGGAGGGCTTCGTAGTTGGTTGGTGTGGGAGTATCCATGCTGCAACTGAACCAGAACCACGACGCCTGAGCAAGGACATTCGGCGCAACTTTTCTTCAGAACCCTATTGCAACCGGACGATCAACCTCTACTCTTCCGCTCTCAACCTGAACGACAAGCACATGAACGAACTCTACGAAAGCATCTTCCACGCGGTCACCGAAATCGACAACGCGTGCCTTCTGAACGACCAGCACACCGAAGGTCAGAACACGATGAGCAACCACATCGTGCGCGACCTGCTCATCCAAGCTCGCACGGCGTTGCTCACCGCTTCCGCTCACGCTTGGGCGACGGGCACTGGTGCGCCGACGCACCGCCGCTACCAGCACCCCATCGAGACCATCGACGCCGCGTCGCCTCGCTGGCAGGAACTGGTCGAGTCCAACGAGACGGAGGCATTCTGATGACCGAGATCAAACTCGCAGCCGTCTCCTCGGAGAGCGGCCACTGGTATACGCAAGCCGGACAGCAGGTCGAGCTTGTCGAAGGATCGAAAGGACAGCCAGTCAAGCCGGACCTGCGCCACGCGCGCAAGCTCCAGTTGGCTCCTGGCATCACGACCATCCTCAAGGTCGCACATCGCGAGCAGCTTGTGCAGTATCGCGAACGGCAGGCAGCGTGGGCTGCACTCACGCTGCCTCGCCTCGCCAACGAGACCGACGACGACTTCGTTGCTCGCATCCTGCGAGACGGCGGCGTCGCTGCGAAGCAGGCAGCCGACCAAGGAAGCAACATCCACGGCCGCATCGAGAAGGGTCTGCCCGATCCCTACTCGACCGACGAAATCGTGCTCGCAGTCCGTGGCCTGCTGCCTCTGACCGATACGCCATGGCAACTGGAGCAGGCTGTGACCAACTCGCGCTACGGATACGGCACCAAGGCCGACATCCACAACCGGCAGGCCAACGTCGTGCTCGACTTCAAGACCAAGGATGGTCCTGTCGGAGACCAGAAGATGTGGCCCGAGCACTTCATGCAGCTGGCTGCAACTCGCGAGGCTCTCGGCATGCCTACCGCCAAGGTCGGCATCGTCTTCGTCTCGCGCACGCAATGCGAAGCAGCGATCTGCTGGGCTGGCGAGGACCAGACGCAGAGCGCGTGGCGCGTCTTCCTGGCCCGCCTCAACCTGTGGCAGGTCACCAACAACTACATCCCCGCGTGGGCTAACCCCGTCTACTCCTGATCATGCAGAACCTTTTGACAGCCTTGTGCTCGGCGTCTGCCGAGATCTCGAACCCCAAGAAGGACAGCAAGAACCCGCACTTCCGCAACGAGTATGCATCGCTAGAGTCAGTGCTCGATGCGGTGATGGGGCCGTTGCAGCGGCACGGGCTCGTGCTCACGCAGGTGCTCAACACCGTCGATGGTGACATCGAACTGACGACCACGCTGTGGCACGCGAAGAGCGGCGAACACTTGGCGTCCGCCATCCGGCTGTCGCCGCAGAAGCGCGACCCGCAGGGCTACGCTGGTGCGTGCACCTACTACCGGCGTCTGTCGATCAAGAGCATGCTTGGCCTCGCCGAGGTCGACGACGACGGCAACGAGGCATCGCAGCCGCAACAAGCACGTCCTGCTGCAAAGGCTGCTGCACCGAAGGCTGCGCCCGCTGCGGTGCAGATGGTGCAGAAGCACGTTGGGGGCGAGCAGGTCGACAACGGCATGGAGATCTGCGCTCTCATGGAAGAGTGCAACAGCCTCGACTACCTCGCCGAGTTGGCCGAGCGTGCGAAGAAGTTGCCGCAGGAAGAGCGCGCGGAATGTCGCGAGGTCTACCTGCGGCGTCGCGAGGCACTCACTTCTTCTTGACGGACCGCTTGGCCTTGTCGTCCGTGTGCGACTTGTCCTTGTCGACATACTCGCGCGCGACCTTCTGAGAGATGCCAGTCTTCTTGGCGATCCCGAGGTTGTGCGCGGCGGCCTGCATCAGACGACGTTGTGCTTCAGACTTGGCTGGCATTGTTCGGATCTCGATCAACGGGGTTTGGTTGTGCCGGTGCTTCCGACGGAACTGCAACCTTCTTCGGCCAGAACATCCGAAGCAATGGGCTGACCAGCGGCTTTGCTAGCAGCAGAATGCGAGCAGCCGCAGGCAGTCCAAACAGCGTCAGCACGGTTACCACGATGTCGAGCGGATCGCTTCCGCCGATGGTCGGGAATCCGGTGTCGCCAGCTGGTGGCGTCCCACCTTGAGCGGGAACGGAAGCTGCCGCCCAGTCGTCCATGAACTTGCAGGATGACAGTGCGAGCAGGGAAAGCCACACGGTTAGTCGTCTCATCGTCGCTCCATCTGGGTTTCAACTCGGGTCATGCGTTGCAGTAGGTCTGCTCGCATCGTCTCAATGCTACTACGCAGAGCCCGTAGTTCCTCGATCACCGCATTCGCGCTGCGTCGGTCAGTCTCCAGCTGCATAGCCAGTGCGCTCACCTTCGCGTCGAGGCTCGTCAACTCCTGGCTAGTCTTCCACGCCCACCCTATGCCAGGGATGACGACGACCGAACACACGATGCTGATAATCTTCAACGCGTTGTCTATCCGCGAGTTCATGCGAACAACGTAGGCCGGATCTGCCCCCTTCGCGACGGTATCCATTAGCGTCCTCCCCACGATCCGCCGAACACCATCGCTCGCACGGCATCTGTTGCGTTGACCGGCGAGCGACCGGCGTTCCAGTCGATGAGTTGCTCGGCAGGCTTTGCCAACCACAGCGTCGGCAAGCCAGTGAACATGGAGAAAAGCCACGACCACTCCTTCGCGTCTTTGCCTCGAACATCCCGGCCTTCGTAGAAGATCTCGAAGAGATCGTTCGCTCCCTTTGCGCTCTTCTCGATTGCCGTCAAAGCTGGGACGTTCAACAGACGATCGTTGTAGGGCTTGTCGTCGAACGCGTTCGCCAGGGTCGACGCGACAGGCCCAACAACTGGGACCATCGCGCCAGCACCGCGCAGTTGCGAGTTGACGAACACCTCGAACCACACGTCGTCGATGCCGTCACCGTCTTCGTCGTCCTCCCAGTCGCCGGTTGCAGCTTTGCTGATCGCATCGCCGAGAACCATCGGCAGCAAGAAGCCCATGATGTAGACGTGCAGCATGCGGATGCTTCCAGACTTCCATCCGATGTCGCGTTTGATCGCTTTCAGAAGGCTTGCGTTGCCATGCATCAGAGTTAGGAAGTAGGACTGGAACTGGAACACCAGCTTCCACCACTCGCCTGCGTTGTGCATCGCGCTGATCGACTCTGGGTTCAGCGATCCCTGCGTCTTTCGCACGATGCCGTCCGCGTGCGCGACAGCATCCGCCACCTTCTCGTGCTGCTGCATCGTGGTGTCCGCGCGCAGCTGATCCATGCGATGGTTGAACGCAGCCGTCCATGCGATCGAGTCGACCTGATTCTGGAACAGCGACTGCAACCAGTAAGCCTGCTTCTCGACCTTCTCGCGAAACTTCTCGAACATGTTCGGGTCGTTCAGCATCTCGTCGAGGTTGCCAGCCAACTCCATCAGCTTGTTGCGGCGACGCTCGAACATGAACTTCGACAAGGCTTCTTGGTTCTTCGCCATTTCGCCTGCCGCACCGCTCCACCACATCGCGAACGCGCGCGCCCAATACTTGACGGGCACTCGCGTCATCGTCACGGCGTGGCCGGTCACCTGCTGCAACGCGTTCGCAAGGTGGCTGAACATCTGGTTGATGCCAGTGCGGCGGCGCAGCCAACGCGCGATCCATCCAGTCGACGTCGCATCTACGCCCATCGACTGTGTCTGTTGCGACACGCGGTTCAGGTAAGGCGTGATCATCGACGTGAGAATCGTTGGGTCGAATGATTCGAGTGCGCTTCCAAGGTTCTTCTGCTTCAAAACCTGGAGCACCTTCTTGATGTGCGGCTGGATGTAGGCAAACTGCAAAGCCTCCGACAGGTGAATGCCGGAGAGCCGAACGTCCAGCAGCAACGGACGATACTCGTGCTCGACGCGCGAGATGCCGAACCCGCGCGGCGTCTGCACATGCATGACGCGAGCTTCGTTCTCCAACGTCGCTTCGAGGTCGCGCTGCGCAGCTTCAGGACTCTTGGTTGCGTCCTGCTTTGCAGGCCAGTAGCCACCCTTCCACTCGCCGAAGCGATTGCTGATCCCTTCAAGGTTGACCTGCTTGAATGGGATACCGAACACTGCACGCCACGCTCGCTGCGTGTAGGGAAGGATCTCGGCGTTCAAGTCCCACAACTCCTGCACTGCCGCGAAGTCGGCCTTGGTCAGGATGGGGTTGTCGCCTGCCGTGATGCGATCGATGAACGCGTTCCAGTCGTCGGTGTTCAACGACTTATCTTCGTTGACGCTACCCCAAGACTTCGACCTGTCGTCCGCTCGACGCATGCCAAGCAGCAGGCGCGTTAGGTTGCTCTGGTTGCCGCTTTGCAGGACAGCCCCTAGCAACTCAGCCTTGCTCGCGAACTCGTAGCCACCAAGTTCGTGCGCCACGAGAGGCTCCTTCCACCTCTTGATGTTGCCAAACTTCTTGATGATGGCGTTCGACCGCTCCTTCATGTTGGCGGAGTGCCACCTCCAGTCGTCGATGGCCTTCTGAATCGGGCGGTAGAACAGACGCGTCCAAGGACCATCCTTCGGCTTGCCGTTCTCGTCGACACCGTCGATCATCTCGCACCACAACTCGACGATCTTGGTCTTGTTCCAGGTCGTCAGCAGCCTGCGAGACTTGCGCTCGGTGTCGCTTGTTGCGCGCTTCCACTTGTCCTGCGCTACCTTCCGCGACTGCGTTTGCAACGGTTCAGCCAACTGGTTGGCGACGTCCTGCGCCTGCATGCGCTGGCCTTCGATCTCCATGCGCTTGGCTTCGAGCGAATACTTCCACAGCGTCTCGATGGTGTCCGAGAGATCCTTGAACTGATCGACAGTCAGCTCCTTCCACAACGGACCCTGCTCACCACGGCGCGCTGCATCCTGCGAACGCTCGGTGGCGATCTTTGCTGCCTGCGCCACAGCGTTTTCGACTTCGTCTGCCATCGCAGGGTTGAACGTCCGCACCTCTGCAACGGCAGCCTGCACTGCTTCCGGCGTCATCACGTCGGAGTTCGGGCCAAGCCCGTAGAGCGAAGCAAGTGCGCGAACCATCAGCACCACTTCGATCATGCGGCGTTCGCCGAGCTTGGTGTCGGCTGCGAAGATCCTGCGCACCAGTTTCTTCGTCCCGCTGATCGTGTCGTGCAGCTTGTCCGCAAGCACCACCATCGCGTGATGCACTAGCTCGCTGGTCTTGGCGTCCACCGCAGCCTGGATGTTGTTCTTCCGACGTGCATCCTCTGCATCTGCGCGTGCTCGCTCGGCGATGCGCGCGTGCTTGCTGGCACTGACGTCTGACACCCTGCGTCCAGCGAGCATCTTCTCGGCAGCCTTGTGTGCAGCGTGAACGATGGTGCGGATCGGAGTGCGAACTCCACTCGCCTTGCGATTGGCTTCGACGATCTTGTTGTCGAGGTCTCGCTTCTCGTCCAGCATTCGCAGCAGGTCGTTCTCCAGCAGCTTGTCACGATCAGCTTGCAGCTGCTGCACTTCGGGGCTGGCCTTGTCCTTGATCTTGCGGATCTTCTGATCGATCTCCGACACCTGTTTGCGGACAGCCTTTGCCGCATCGTTGCGGGCTTGCGTCTGCTGCTTGTAGGCGTCCTTCACCTTCTTGCGAGCAGCGCGCATCTTTGCAACGTCCTTCGTCTGCTCTGCTGCGACGAGTTCGCTTTCGGCCGCTTGCACCGCAGGGCCGGTAGCTGCATCGGCAATGCGCTTTCGCTCTGCCTGGATGCGCTTGACCAACTCCTTGCGCTTCTGCACAAGGTCCGATGCCAGCTTCTTGTTCGTTTCGCGATCGGCACGGATCTCTGGAGTCTCCGAGGCGGCGTCAGCTTCCATTCGAAGCAACGTCATCTCGTGCTCAAGCTCAATGGCGATGATCTCTTCTCGGTGCTTGTTGTGCAGGGCTGCGCCAACGGCGTCCTGCATGTCCTGGTCGTCGTAGAACTCGCTGTATTCCGCAAGCATGCGATCGTCGGTGCGCTTCTGAACCACTTCGTCCATCGGCTTGACATCGACCATCGCACGGATCATGTCGGATCCAGTGTTCCACCCGACCATCGGAGCGACCAGCGTTGGGCTCTGCCCGCGTTCGGACAACATGTGACCCAGCTTGCGTTCGATGGACGCTTCGTCGATCAAGCCTGGGATCTTCAACTCGGCCAGGATCTGCATCACTTCGCCACGGTTCAGCTTGCGGCTTTCTCCTGGCTCCAGGCCGGTTTCGCCCATGTCCTCGCCTTGGTCGTTCAGCAAGACCCCGGTGCGGATCCAGTTGAGCAGCCGGTATTGAGGCAGCTTCGACACGGCATCGATCTCCTCCGTCTCGACCGCAGCACGGATCTCGGCAGCCTTCTCTTGCAGGTTGTCGAGCACGCGCATCGCAGTGCGTCCCAGCATCGCAATGATGCGAGCTTGTCTCTGCCCCAGCCGTTCTGCTGCTGCGTCGCGAGCACGCTGCTTTGCGTCTAGGTAGTTAGACCACTGTTCGGGAGTCATTCCAGAAGCCAGTGCCTGCTCCTCGCTCATGTAGATCGGCTGCATCTTGCGCGCAGCCTCCGTCTTCTGGATCTCCTGGTCCGAGGCCAGCATGCGGGACATGACCATCTGCACGTCGCCGGTCAGGATCGGAAGATCCTCGCCAAACTCCTGCTTGTAGGTCTCGTTCAGCTGCATGCGGATCACGTCGTAGACGCGCAGCAGGAACCGGCGGAACGTGGCAAACACACCGTCAAGCTCTTCGGTTGGAGCAACACCTTCGGAGAACCAGATCTCCCACGAGTAAGCAAACCGCTCGTGGTATTTGCGCTGACCTTCAAGCCCGAGCGCATTCCATTCTTCAATGCTCTTGATTCCGAACCAGTCGAGCAAAGCCTGCGCGTCACGCTTGTCGGCTTCGCTCGCGTCCGGCAACGCGGCATCGCGCATCAGCCACACCATGAACATGTGGCTCGACTCGTGCAGGAAGGTGCTCATGTCCGCCTTCTGCCGAAGCAGGATCATCATCTGATCCGAGAAGAACTCGCCACGAACGTCCGTCCCTGGAGTTGGCCGAGCCGGGGTAACAGAGCGCAGCTGACGGAGCGACTCGCCACGCGTCATCGTCGGCGGTGCCATTTCCTGTTGCGGTTCCGCAGCAGGTGCAGCGGCCGGAGCAGGCTCAGGCTCGACAGCAGCCTTGTAGTCCTGCGTCGCATTCACCCGTTGCACGGGGAACGCGATACGCGTCGAAGCGTTTGCTCCTTCGCCAACTACCACCAACGGCCACTCTGCGACGTAGCCTTCCGCATTCTTGTCCTGCTGCTGTGCCCAATCGAAGTCGGCATTGAGCACTACCGGGATGTGCGTGTAGCCAAGGCCAAGCAAAGCCACGGCTTCTTCCTTACCGGTGTGCCCCACGACCGTGCTCTCAGTCCCGCTTGTCTTGAGAGTCAGCGTCGGCACAGCAGCTTCCGAGCCCTTAGCTTCCAGCAGTTGCTTCAGTTCCTCGATGCGCGTCTCGTTGCCGCTCGCGCCGTCCATTGGATTCGACACGCCGAGGAAGTCCTCGATTCGCATCTGCACCATGTGCTCGTTGGCGTTGACCTTGGAAGTATCGGCGACAGGGAACAGCGCATCCGCTGCTCGGTCGCGCGCTCGGCTTTGCATGTCTGGAGTCACACCAGTGGTGTGCGCCCATTCCGGCAACAGGCCGGTCTTCTGCACCGAGAACTTTGTCTCGTCTACGCTGGCAACTCGATTGGCCTGCCCGCTCGGTCCAGAGTTCAGCAAGCTGTTCTGACCTCGCGTCTCCGTAGTGATCGCGCGCCGAGCAGGGCCAGTGTAGAACCGGACGTGCGACTGCCACGCGTTCTCCTCGCCGTGCATGCGGAAGCCGGATCCTTCCATTGCGTGACCAAACGCGTCGTGCACCGCACGGAACACGTCGTTCAGCAAAACGGGCTGCTCTTCGCCTTTCAGCGAACCGCTCGGCCACCGAAGTCCGGTGTCCTCCAGCATCGGATTGTTGGCACGCTGCTGGTCCGTGATCGGCTCGTTGCCGTATCCGGCTTGCGTCGAGTAGACGCCCATCGTCCTCGTCGCGCGAAGGTCGCGCAGCGCGTTGAACCCGTTTGACGCGTATGGATCCGAAGCCGCGTCGAAGAACCAGAACCGGTAGCCGCTGTCGATCAGTGCTTGGTATTGCGCGAGCGTCTGCCGCTTGAGGTCTGCGTAGGCTTCGGCAACTTCGGGCACATTGGAGTCGTCAGACATCGCTTCGTAGGCATCAGCCAGACGACGCGACAACTCCTCGGACATCGCTACATAGTTGGACTGTCGTCGGATGACGAGGCCGGTGCGGGCGGCGTAGAGCTCGGCTGCTGCGACGATGCCCGGATCCGGTCCCTCGACGCCTGGGCGTTGTGGTGAATCTGCAAGCGGCGCAAGGTCTCCCCGTGGATCCCATCCTCCTCGGTTTCCTTCAAGGGCGGACTCAGCTGCGGCGAGTTCTCGCTCGTAGATGGCTCCTGCCTCGCGAACGAGATACTCGGCCCTCTGTTGAGGTAGTGATTCGGCGGCAACGGACGATGTCCCACGTAAACCATAGTCGGTTCCTTTCTCAAGACGCTTGCTGTAGACCGTCGACTTGCCGACGGTTAGGTTCGGAAGTGTAGCCCCGACAAGCGTAGCAAGCTGTTCGGCAGTTACACCAGTCCTTGCTACATCATCGGCAGACCAGACGATGTCCATGAACTCGCCGTCTGCGGTGAACCCCTGGATGAGGCTTTCGCGCGATTCGCTGCGGATGACGTCTCGCAGCAACGCGTAGATGCTGTTGGCGTCACCAGGGGTGAACCCAGCAGGGAGCTCAATCTGCACAAGGTTGGCCTGCTGCGTTCCCGCCATGGGATCGCGCGAAACCACCTGGACCGACTGCTGGTTCAGCAGTTCGCCCAAGATGCGTCCGGCAAGAATCGTCTGTTGCGGAGACGAAAGTGTGACGCGGAAGCTTGCGTTGACCTTGTCGTTGAACCCTCCAACAGTCTGCACGCTTTGCCCCAACGTGCCGACTTCCGTCAGCACGAGCGGCAGCACCTGCATCAGCACGCGATGCGATACCTCCGATCGCAGCCCTGCTGGCAACTTGTCCCACCGTGCCGTGGCTTGCGCGTCTGCCGGATTCGGCGCGACTTCCACCGACAGCTGCGGAGGCGAAACGACGCCGCGATTCTTCCGAGTTTGCTCGACCTCTGCTGCGAGATCTCGCGAACGACCAACGTAGGTCGGGCCTTGGTCTGAGTTGTAGGGCGACCCTTCCCAAAACAGCGGGCGGAAGCCGGTTGTCTTGTCCTTCGTTTGGCCTTCGGCGAGTTCGATAATGCGCGCGCGAACCTGCTCCGGCGTTAGCTTGCCGGAAGCCGAGTCCCGCCACATGCCTTCCATCGCCACCAGCAGGTCGGTGTTGATGTTCTTGTCGTATTTCTTCTGCGCTTGCGCGAGGTTCTTCTCAGCTTCCAAGACAGCCGGGAGCTCCTCTTGCACGAGCTCTTTGAACTGGTCATCGGTCAGCTGATTCTTTTCGGCAACATCGCGTTGCTTCGCAGCCAACACCTCTTGTGCCTTCTTTATCAGCTGCGGCTGCTTTTCCAGCTGCGCTTCCAGCTTTGTGAGCACGTCGACATCCGCTTTGTTGTTGGCGACGACTTCTTGCTTCTTCGCAGTCGCTTTTTGAAGCGACTCGATCTTCTTCGGCTTCGCGTTTTCCTTCTGCGCTGTGGCAAGATCCTTCTTCAGTTGTGCCAACTGAATCTTGCTCTCGTCCAGTTTCTCGACACGTTCCTTCTGTTTGACTTTCCGCTTGGCGATTTGCTTTGGAATGTCAGCAAGTTCAGCTTGAAGCTCTGCAATCTTGTTCGCAAACGGAATCAAACGAACCGCCAGCGGCCTGTCGGCAAAAGTCTTGCGCGCTTTGCGGATGACCTTTTCGGCAGAAGCAACCTTTCCTACCGTGTCCTTGAAGTCGGGGGTAAACAGAGACCGCACGCTTTCCCACGTAATCGACTGCATCTCGCGAGGGAGAACGTTGATGTCCGGGTCTGCTCCGGCCCGCCGGTAAGCCTCGACAAAGATGGCATACAGACCGTTCATGCCGGTCTCTGCGCTCTTGCTGGCTCCGCCACCTCCCCACGCGTGCCCGACGTAATCGCTGCTGCTGGACAACGGAAGAAACAACGCTGCCGCAACAGCGTGCGTATCAATCGTTGCGTGGCCCAGCACGGAGTTGGGCGAAACGATGTTGTTGTAGAAGGACCGGACCTTGTGCTCGTTTCCGATTTGCTGCCACACGTTTGTGCGGCTGCCGTCGCGCAACAACGAGATCACCTTGGAAAGCGCGCCGTAGCTCTGCCATTGCATCTTGACCTGCCAATCAACACCAGTGCTTCCGCCCTCTGGCGTAAGGCGGAACACCTTGTTTGAGTTGTAGGTCTCGTCCCACATACGCATAAACATGGCAGCGGCACGGGCCTTCATCGGGTCGGCCATGAGCTCGCCAAGCGTGCTATTCCCGATCTGTGCCCAGATCCGCTTCTTCTCCTTAGGCGACATCCGTTCCGCCGGAGAAATGTCCTCTGCGTTCTCGTCGGTGTCGGCCTCACCGTTACGGAACTCGGCTTGCTTCTGCATCTCCGGCGTGACCCGCTGGTCGCGCAGCGTCGTCCACATGTCCAGCATGCGCTCTGCCATAGAAACGTTCACGAACCAGTCCTTCTGCGGAGACAGCGCAGCGATGATCGCTGCTGCCTGCATCTCGCTGATGCCGTAGCGTTCCGACCACACAACAGCATACTTGCGCGCTCCGTCATACCACTGCCTAGACCTGTCGCGCAGTTCTTTCGGCATAGCGTGGTAAAGCGTCTTCAGGTTGTCCGCCATCCAGTTGACAAACTTTTCGATGACCGTGTCAGGGTCAGCACGCTCTGCTTCGGACAACGCACCAGCGACGAACGGGTAACTCAGGATGAGGTTGGCGTGCTTCTGCTTCGTGTCGGTGTGCGCCATCGCCACCTGGAAGTTGATGTTCAGCACATCCATCAACGAGTCTTCGGTGACCTTCTTGCCCGTTGGTCTACGGACAGACATCTCAGCAGACTGCTCTGCGGTAAGTGGCGCGCGCGAACGCAGCGACTTCAGCGAGCGCAGTGGCTCCTCGACGTTGCGGATGTCCTGAGAAACCTTGTCGATCTCTTTCAGGAGTTTAGTGCCTTCGTCTCCGGCTAGTTTTTCGAGAGCATTCTTGGCGGCTGATGCAATCGCATTGAGCTGGTTGTTCAGTGCAGTAGCTGCTGCGCCAGCGGCTCGAATCTCTGATGGGCTTCCGCCATCCCATCGGACGTTGTCTTTTGCATCTTCGATATCCTCCAAAGCCATCGTCTCGTCTTGTGACGCGAACAGCACAGCTTCCAGATCTTGTGCAGCTACCTGAGCTGTTCCCTTGTCGAGAGATTCAGAAACGCGCTTTGCCGCAAGTTCAGCAGCGGAAATCGATATTCCGTTGCTGTCGTCGATCATGTCAGGGTTGGAGGCCCACGCGTTCAAAGTGTCGATGACGCGGGACCACGCATCTGTTGCATACTTGCCGGTAGCCTTGACAGCAGTCGTCGGCTTGTCGGATAGCAGGTTGTTCAGCTCCTCGCGCAGGTTGACGCGCTTCTCCAAGAGCATCTCCAGCTGGCTTTCGCTGTTGGCGATGACCTCGACTTCCTTGGCGTCCATCCACTTTGCGGCGTCTTCGAGGTAGGCACGAAGCTGCGCTGCGCCTTGTGCAGCGGCAGCACGCTCTTGCTCTGACAACGTCTCGTCCTTCGACTGCTTCTCCAGCAACGCCGCATCTTGCTCTGCCTGGGCCATCTCGTTGAGCACGGCATCGGCCATGTCCACGTCCGAGATCTCCGCCAACTTGGTCACGACGTCGATCTCTGCGCGCTCGGCTTTCTCCATGCGCGAGACAAGCCGCCGGTAGTTCTCGGCCTCCGCCTTGAACTCGTCGGTCTGCGACTTGCCGTCAGCATGCATAGTCGTCAGCTTGGTCCGGCTGATGGCTAGGTCGGCCTTGGCTTGCGCCATCTCCGCCTTGGCTTGCTGCATCTGCTCCGAAGGAAGCACCGCGCTCGGGGCCGGAGTCCCCGCAGGGATCTCCTCCGCAGGGATCTGGCCTGGAGTTGATTCCAAATTGGAAGCAACTTCCTCGACCTTCTGCACGGACTCCTGCTGCTGTTCCGGCGTTGCCCCAGTCAGGATCGAAGGATCGACTGGCGCAGGCGTAGGGGCTGGAGTGGGGGCTGGGGCTGCTGGCGTTGGCATAGTCACCAACGGCATCCCTCTGGCTGCGGCTCCAGGCGCAATCGGAGCGGGGCTAGTAGGCGACACTGCCGATCGAGGCGCGCCAGCCTTTGGTGCCATCCCCGGGATCTGCGGGCGGACCGGTGGCGTCCCTGCTTGGCGGGCCAGCTGCTCTTCGGTTACGACTCGCGGATACTCCTTCGCAAAGAAGTCCCAAGGATCCATCTTGCGGCGAGATGCGCGGAACACGATGGCGCGCACCCACAGTTCCGCCTGCATGTTGACCTGCGCGGACGTGTAGCGACCCGTTGCGCGCAACTGTTCCGTGACAGCACGACGCACACGGGCGACAGGATCCTGCTTCTTTTCTCCGCCTGCACCGCCCTCCGTCTCAGCTTCAGCCTCGGCTTCCTCAGCCTTAGTGCGCATCCGTTCGGCCGCGTTGAACGCGTCGAGGGCTTCCTTGAGCGACAGTGGGTTCGGGTTGTCCTTAGTGGCGATGCGCAGATCCTGCTTCAGGATCTCGGCAAACTCAGTCTTGCCAAGGCCAGCAACGTATTCGCCGATCGTGATGACGATGTCGGTTCGGTCGTCATCTGCGTTGTCGAGTTGCTCGGCCAGCTTCGGGAACTTCTGACGGAATGCCTCGAAAGCAGACAGCGGTTGCACGCCTTTGCCTTCGGCGTTCGCCGTCTTCTCCATCGATGCGATGTGCTGCCGCAATGCACCCGCTTCGATGAGGATCTCACCTTGCTCAGTGCTATCCGCTACAGCCTGCGACACTTCCTTTGCCAGCTGCGGATCGCGCGCGGACAACGGATCGATCTGCTTGCTGACGTGGTTGAGCGTCTCAATCTTGCGCCCGTTCTTGACGGCCTTCCGTGCGCGATTGATGTCGCCCATGGAGCCGACAGCAGCCATGCCAAATGTCGGGATGACCATGCCCTGCATGGTGTAGGCAGCTACCTGGAACGTGCGCTCCCAATACGAACCAAGAGCTTCCTCGCCTTGCGCGATCGCCTCTTGGTATTCGGGTCGGCTCATCGCCTTCGAGACGACTTCCGCCAGCATTTGCATGTTCTCTTCAAACTCTTCCTCGCCCGTCTCGAACGCGGCCGTCTTTGTGGCGTAGCTGGCAGCACGCTTGGCAATCTCCGTTGCCGTCATCGTCGTCAACTTCTTGGTGTATGCGCTACCGCCAAGGCGCGTCAGCCACTTCGGACCAAAGGTCTTTAGGGCAGCGCGACCAACAACAGGGGACACGAACTTGCCAAGGCCCAGTGCTTCTGGAAGCGCAGCAACCAAAGCCACGCCACGCGCGGCGTCTGCCGCAGCTTGCGGGTCGTATCCAACGTCGAGCAGGTTCTGGAAGCTGTTGCCCTGGATCTGCCGGAAACCTTGCAGCGCGTTGCCCGCCATGAAGACGGACGTAGCGGCAGCAGCACCACCAACAGGAGTGGTGAAGACCGAACCTGCGACGAACGCACCGGCAGCTGAGATCGCAGGCCAGAACATCTGGTCGTAGAACTGGCGCGTGATCTCTGCGCCACCAGACCACATGCCGCTCGTCTGCGGCATCTTCTCCATCTGCGCTTGCAGTTCTTTGATCTTGGCTTCGCGCTCGTCGTCGAGCGTCACGCCGCTCCAGCTTTGAGCCAACTGCTCAGAGCGCAGTTCGCCAATCTGGTTTGCCAAGGCAGACCGAGACCAACCGTTGGCCCAACGTTCATACCACCACAGCTTGTCGGTCACGTCCGACATGACCTTGGCCTTCTCGATGTCGGCCATGAACCGCGACAGAACCGGAGCCTGCTCGTAGATCTTCTGCGAGGCAGCCATCTCTTCCTGCGCATATTTCTCGAACACGCGCGGATCCGTGCGCACTTGATCGGTCGAGATGTTGAGTGCTGCGGCGATCGAGTTCGCGCGCGCCACTTCTTCGGGATCGGTGTCCAGGCTCTGCAACCAAGATTGCCTCGCTTGGTTTGCTGTCTCTTGCCGCTTGTTCTCCCTTGCCGCGTCGATGGCAGCGGACACCACAGGATCCCTTTGCGGACGACGACGGAACTCTGCGTCTTGGTATTGCTTCTCCATCGACGACGTCGCATTCCACAACGCGTCGAGCCTCGGGTCGTCGAACATCGGCAACGCAAAGCCGCGCTCTTGCATGGTCTGCAAGGCTTTGGCGCGAGCCTCGTCTGCCGTCATCCGTTGGATTGGTTCCTGCCCAACCGTTGGAGACATCGGTGGCAGCACTGGTGGCTGCGGACCGACGACGGGTGCAACGGGTTCTTGCGGATCCTGCGGGATGAGTTCGTCCATGTTGGTGTTCACTTGCCGCCCCAGTAGTCGCTGTAGGTGTTGCTCAAGCCTTCGGCCTTGCGTTCGTATGCCTGCGCCTGCTCGATCAGCAAACGCAGGTTGATCTTCTGGGTGTCAGATAGATGGTCTGTCCCTTGCTCATAAGGGTAAGTCATCTCAATGGTAGACCTTGCCATCTTCGCAGCCTTGACGAGCGTGTCGTGCTCCACCTTTGCTTGCGGAGCCTTGCGCTCTTTCTCTGGCATGTTCCACCTTCCCTCGTATTTGGACTTGAGCGACTTTGCTTTGGCTTCCGCTCGCTGCGCGTGCTCAACCAGCCACGCGTGGTGCTGGCTTTCCAGCTGCGTCATGTTCGCCAATCGATCGATGGGGTAGTAGGACAAGGCAATGTCTCGCCACACGCGCGCGGACTGAAGCAACTCGTCGTGCATGGTGCGAGCGACTGTTGCCCTGTAGGTTCCGTTGCGTGCGCTAGAACGCAGCATCTGCGTGCGCATCTGTCGCCACTGCGGGTCGTTCGGGTCTTGCGTCCACGAAGGCGTCTCGACATTTCCGCTAGGCATCTGGCCTTCCGCAGTCGCAGCAAGCCGCTGCGCAACAAACACCGTTTCGGTGGCATCCAGCACACCCAGCTTGTTGATCATCTGAATGTTGTCGATCGCTGTAGCTTCCAGATTCTCTTGCAGGTTCTTGCTCTGATTCACAGTTCGAGCAGCGTAAGCAAGCAACTCCGCAGACCTCTGCTCTTTCTGCTTGAGTAGCGCAGCCTGCTGCCGGTCCGACAAGTATTGCTCGTCACCAGTCGGTTCCAGAAGTTGCTGCGCCATCATCACCGCTTGCATGGCGCGCTGTTGCATGCCGCTCGCCATTTGGATCGTCGCGTCGTAGACCTTGGTTCGCTCGACGTTTGCTCGCTGGATGTCGGTTAGGTGTGCGTCCGATACGTCAGGAGACAACTGCGACATCAAATCCGAGTAGCTCTTTTGCGCCACCGACAACTGCTTCTGTGCCTCCGCGTAGCCTTCAGTTGGGTTCATCGGATTGACGTCGCGCATGGCATCTCGCTGCGCCGCGATGTCCGTCTCTAGCCGCTGCTTCGTTTCAAGGAACGGCTGCAACCCAACGTCTTGAATGCCAATAGGTGGCATGTCTCGAATCAACCTCTCGGGCAACGGCATGTTGGCGTCGTTGCGCCGATACAGTTCTTCAATGCTTTTGGGCCGACCGATGTTCGCCCACATCTGCGCAAGATCTTTGACCGACGTGTAGTCGGAGTAGCCTTGCTCTTGCAGCAAAGCGGCGATGAGCCGGTTGTCCTTGGGAAGGTCGACTAGCTTGACGTTCTCTCCGTTATCGAGAGCGACTTGCAGATTCGAGACAGCGGTCAAGCGATCGATGTCTTCCATCTCGAACAGCTTGTCCATGGAGTCAAACGTCACCTGAGCTTCAGCGTCGATGTCGACCAGCTGGAAGTCTTCGATGATGTTCTGCACCATCTCGTCGCGCTCTTGACGAGTCATCCTAGGCTTGTTGCTTTGCGCTCGCGCCGCGTCGGCTTCGGTGACGCGTTCGTCGATCAGTGCCGACAACCTCTGCTGCGACAACAGCAACTGCCCATACTTTTCCTTGGCCTCTCCGTTGCGATCGGAAGCGGTCTTGCCTGTCTCCCACGCTGCTTTGTCGTTTGGTCGTGCCTTCAGCCACTTCAGCCATGCGTGCTCGTGCTCCGACAACTCCGGCTTGTAGTCGCTCGTTCCGCGAGCTTCCTGCGCCTTGCGGATCTCGCTCTTCCAATACGCCATCTGCTCTTGGTTGAGCACCTTGTGCCAGTTGACGCCAAACTCAGCAAGATCCTGGTCAGCCAGCTTTCCATCAGACCGCATGCGCTCCAAGACTGCGACCGCTTGAGGGCTGTAGGCCCACCCGGGTAGCTTGGCTTGTTGCTCCAGCGTCTCTAGCTGCGTGAAGCCGCCATTCGATTCGATGCGTCCAGCGAGGTCTGGAGCCATCCTGCGGAATGACACGACGTCTGGTTGTGCTCCGGCATCTCGCTGCTGTCGAAACCACATGCGGGCCGAGTCCAAGTCTGCGGCAAGCTGCTCCGTCTTGATTCCCTTCTCCGCAGTCTGCTGGGCAAGGATGGTCTTGCGGATCTCGTCGACGTCTTCGACGCGCACTTCGTTGGATTGGACACGTCCTGGCAAACTCGCGATCAGCTGGTCTCCGCTCAAACCCTGGCGACCTTGCCACAGCGACATGCCGATAGCAGTCGCGCGCGCTCCGTCGTCTGCCGACCGAGCCTGTGTGCGCGTAGCACCATAGGTCCGAGCGTCCAGTTCGCCTTCGTCAAGGAACTTTGCGGCATACCTCTGGGCCTGCGCTGGGTCATCACTCTTCAGAATGTTGACCACTGTCGCTTTGTGCATCGCCTCCATGTTCTTGGCGAGCATGCTTTGGAACGCAGGCGAATCCGTCGCGATGCCTTCCAGCTTGGCAAGCGCAACCGTTTCGTTGACGATCTGCGCGCGCGAATCCCTGTAGAAGTTGGGACCGTAGGTTGGATCGGTTTCGTTTTCCCAGCCTTGCCAGTTCTGAGAAGCCATCTGTGAGAACCGGTCGAGGCGCGCAGTTGCTTGGAGCTTGGCGTTGGCGCGCATCTCCTTGCCAGCATGCAGTTCCCACTTGCCGACGAAGTGGTCGCGCAGCTTGACCAACTCTGGCTGCAACAACTTTTGCTGCATCGGAGACTTCGCTTGCTTGGCGATCTCCTCCAACGACTTGTCAAGCTGCTTGAGAGCAGGCTCGTAGGCATCGACCGCCACGCTTCCAGCAGTCCACAGGTAGCCGTTGTCCTTGTCGTCGCTCATCCGCTTGGCGACGTTCCATGCCTGCTCTTCCAGGGCCTTGGCAGCGGACTCGTCTTGGACGTCCTGCAACTCTTGCTGTTGCTGCTGCAACGCCAACTGCTGCTGCTGCTTGATGCGCTCCTGTCGCTTCAACTCAGTATCCATCCGCTGGATTCCTGTGCCGAAGTTCTGCAACGCTTCGCCATATTGCTCGATCTGCTGCGGAGCGTAGTTGGGGACTTGAGAGACAGTAGGTGCCTGGAACAGGTTGGCACCACCGATGTCCTGCGAAGCAAAGTTAGGGACGCGTGGCATCAGACAGACCCTCCTGCACGCAGCGAGCGTCCACTTCGACCCATACCTGGGGTCGCCATGGACGCTTCAGAAGACATCTCGGGCCGTTGCGTATACGCCCAGTTGGCCGCCATCTGGCCTGCGCTTCCAAGAAGCGACGCCATCAGTGCCTGCCCTGGCATGATCGCTTTGCCAGCCATCCGCAACGCCGAAGCCTGCACACCAGCCATGAGCCCTTGGTTCTGGATGTCGACGCGCTGCGTCATCATCGATTCGCGCTGGCGCACAGCCTGCGCGTTCATCGACATAGCCGTCAACTGCTTGTCGTATTCCAGACTAGCCATCACCTCGGCTGCGCTACCTACGCCACCTTGGAGTCCGCGCGCTGCCATGGACGCCTGAGCTTGCTGTTTGGTTCGGCCCATCTGTGCCGTAGCTTGACCAATCGCTTTCTGCGCTTGCTGGAACGTCTCGATGGCTTCGCGCGCCACGATCCGTTGGTTCAGCTGCGACATGCGCTGCTGGTATTCCAGCGACGAAGCCTGAGCCTTCATGGACAGCTTCTGCGATCTTGCACCATAGAAGGCACCAATCGCTTGGTTCACGGCACCAACGCCCTGAATGATCATTGCAGCTGCTTGTGCGCTCATCTCATCCTCCGATGCTTGTTTCGATAGTCATGCCCAACACCGTCAAAGGTAGGGCGGTTTGCTGCGTGACGTAGATCTGCCCTGTGCGTTGCCACGTTGGTGACACCAGCATTTGCACCTCTTCGGTGCGCAGGTCCGTCTTGTTGTGTTGGTCGATGACGTGCGACTCGGTATCGCTTGGTCCGATGCGAACGCCAGCACTCCGGTAGAGCTTGACCCAGGTGTTGCAGACGTTCTTAGTTCTGCCCTGTCCGGCTCCGTCGATCTGCATCATCACCGGCAACGTGACCAGCTTGCTGGTGTAGCCAAGACCGATGCATCCGCGAACCAACCGCTCGGCCGTGGTGACGACACCGCCAGAAGACGCTGTAGCTCCGGCCTGGACCTTGCCGTCTCCAAAGACCTGGACAGCCGTGCTCGGCAAATGCGCGACCGTAAACGAGCTTCTGGCCCACGACCAATCGGCGCGTGCAGTAGCCTGCAACGAGGCAGCAAAAGCGGAGATCAGCGTCCCAGTTACCGTAGTCGTGTTGGTGTAGGTGGTGATTAGCACGCCGTAGTTGGAACCGTTGATCGTGAACCGGATCTCGCTTCCAACGTCTCCAGCAACAAAGGTTGCAGCCGATGCTGTGACGGTGACAGTTGCTCCGGCTGCGTAGCCTGATCCGCCCGTCACGGTAACGGTCGTCGCGGTAGTGTTGCGCCCGTCGAACGCCAAGAACGCATCCAAGAACCGGCAGTCTTCGATCGCCTGGAACTCCAGCGTCGACATTCGCTCTACAAACCTGCGCGTGTTCCCGTTGATCGTGCGCTTGGTCACAACGTAGACGCGATCTTCTTCGCCTTCTGGGATCGAGCACACAGACTCAAACGTCCCGGTCGTGTCGTGCTGGTGCCATGCCCCTACTTGCTCCTCGGGAACGTAGGTCAAGCCAAGCAGCTTGCCAGAGGTGCTGACAAACCACGCAACTGGATAGGGTGCCTTCCCGTAAGATAGGTCAACAAGGTCGTAGCTATCGAATAGATGCGTTGCGCGCAGGCTCATGTCGCCAGTGCGGAACCCATTCGCGTTGGCGTCGTAGCCTAGTTCGCGCACATGCCCGCCACGCTCGGCGCAAAACAGAACAGTCGCGTTGATGATCGCAGGCTGAACGTTGTTGGCACCGACGTAGCTTTGTGGGCGAACACTGATCGACGTTGGAGGCATCGCGTCAGTGTTGACCGACGTGACGAGCCACTCGCTGCTGTTGGTCAGCATCACAAGATTGCCCATCGGCAACCGGTGACGCACTCGGTTGCGTTCGCGTGCTGCAACGCGGAACTTGATGCGGTCGGTGTCTTGGCTTGGGAACGTGTAGGCCAGATCAGACTCCGTCGCGCTGCGCGTCATGTAGATCGTCTGCGGCTCGGAGTTGCTGCCAGAGAAGCAGCGGCGTTGCTCGAAGTAAGCTACTGCACCTGGGTATACGTCGGCAGCTGCAAGATCTCCGGCATCTCGCAGCGGCGGAGTTTGCCCCATGTCGGGGGCGATGTTGTCGTCCACCAACATGTTTGCCTTGCGATACAAGCAAGGGAGCAAAGTCGTTGGTGGGTTGTTCACCGAGTTGACGATCTTCGCACCGCCAACGGTAGCCTTGATGTAGAAGCCGTTCGCATCGAGCCGCTCTACATAATAGATCGCCGTTGCAGTGACCGTTGTCGGGAACTGCCCTGCTGCCGACAAGCCAGGGACTGGATACACCCTGACCATGTCGTTCGTCTGCAAGCCATGGTTGTTCTTCGCGATCAACAGATCGGTAACGCCAACAGAAACGTTGGAGAACGAAGCGTTGACTTCTTGAGTCGAGGAATCCTCCACCTGCCCGATGTATCCGAACAGCCCGTTCTGCTTCTTGTAGACGTTGTAGCGAAGTGCGCCAGCAACCGACGTCCAACCGATGGCGTTTGATGCGCCAGCGATGACAAGGATGTTGTTGATGGTAACGGTCGTTCCGACTTCGGACTCCACACCGCTCGCGTCTATCGACGTGATCGCGTATGTGTTTGTGAGCTCGGTAACCTGATCCGAGTATTGCGCCAGTGCTGCCGAAAACGTCTGCGCTGACGTAGCTACAATCTTTACTCCGGTAGAGTAATATGTCAGAGCAAGATGCAGAGGAAAGCTCGTGTTGATCTCGTGAACTGTATAAAACCCGTCTGGGACACCGCATGCCGACGTTCCGGTCAAATAAACGGGATCTCCTGGCGAGAAGTTGTGCGCTGTAACGCACTCAAAATATGTGTTGGTGTTTGCAATCTTGTCAACCTTGACGGCTTGTCCTGGTGTCGATTGCCCTGCGACAACGGATGGGGCTAGGACAGTTGCTGCAAAGCTGACGTCCGCAAGCACATAGCGGTTCGCTGCGTATCGCCGAAGCTCACGCGCAGGATGGCTCGGATGCACTAGCGTTAGCACATCGTTGCTTTGCGTGTAGTGCAGATCGAACAACTGGTCTGCGGTATAGGTAGTCGGGATCTCGTATGCATCGGATGCTACGGGAGTCCATCGTGCAGGCTCAGACGCTGGGGCTGTCGACTGTGCTGCATGCTCTTGGATGCAGTAGTAGTAGACGCCCGACGACACCGCGATGTCTCCCACGCGGTATACGCGCGCCATGCGCATGTTCAGCCACGATGACAACGTGTTGTTGACGTTGAGCAACAGGTTGCCTGTTGGAGTCAACGACAGGTTGAAGCCCGATGCTGTGCGGTTCCGAACGTAGTAGATCGTGTCGACCTTCAGGTAGTCGTCTGCGCCGCCAGAGACGTAGCGAACTTTGGGAAGCGTAGTGATCGTGGGCAGCGGATCGCCACCGCCCCAAGTAAACCCGTAGTTCGAGTATGGAAGAACAACCGGCTCTCCGTCCGTCAGCGTGTTGCCAGACCAGTTGAAGAACAGCGGCTGGTTGATCGTGTTGCCCGTATACCAAAGCGTCGCCGGAACCGACAAGCGGCTTTGCCACGTCGTGCTTCCTGGGCTAACTGGTGTCCCGTTGCTGTGGAACCGGACGTAGCCGACACCCATCTCGATGACGAGGCTGTCGTCCACCGATGCCGAAAACGGGATTAGTCGCGCCACACCGTTGTTCTTGGTGTTGGCGACGTATTGCATGCCTGGACGCCGAGCCACAGGTCCATGCGGTAAAGCGATCATGTTGCGCAGTTCGGCTGCGCCCGCTTGGTAGCGCGCGTCATCGATGCGCCCGAACATGTCGGGAGCGATCTCTCCACCGTTGAACGATCGGTTGTAGATGCGCGTGTTGGGCATGTTCAGCGGGCCGTGATCCAAGAAGCCTGATGCTCAGGGTGCACACGTCGCACCGACGAATCCGACGACGTTGCCTTCGCGGCATACATCGACGACATCTGGATGCACCGCTTGCTCTCGTTCGCGCCAGCGTCACCCTTGAGGATCGCGCCCGCGAGCATGCTGGCAAGGTGCCATGCCACCGCCATCTGAAACAGCGGCGGGAACAGGTGCGTCTCGACAGAGTATTCCGTGTAGATCAACACAGCCTCCTCGCAATCGGTGTATAGGCGAGGCACGCCAAGAGAGTCCAGCTGCACCGAAAAGTCCTGCGATTGCAGGTAGTCGTCCATGCTGTTCGCTGGCAGGACCGCTACAGCCTTGAGGAAGTGGCGCGGGAGTTCGTAGAAATACTCCCACTCCGCGCAGTCGCAGTGCGTCCCCCACTCATGGGTATGCGTGGAATGCTCTTCGATGTGGTCAACGTCAACTAGCGTCAGTTCCGTGCGACGCGTCGCAAATGCCCAGTTGTGCATCTCCAACGTCGACCGCAACGCCATCGGATAAAACTTGCTGCACAGTTCGGCCTGAACGCTCGCATCGGGCGGGTTGATGCTGGTAATCCTGGCTTGGTCGCCGATGAAGCTCAGGGCCATGTTGCAGATGTCGATGTCCGACACCTTGTTCGTCTCGCAGCTGTCGACGAACAGCCATCGACCTTCCGCTAGCACAAGGTTTCGACCAATCGTGTCAATGGCATGCAATGTGTAGTAGTAGCGTCCGAGATCGGTTGCCGACTGCACGCTGTCGAGTTCAAACTCCACGACCCCAGCAGGTCCGTTCGTGACCGTTCCTGTCAGCTGAAACTCCTGCGTTGTGAGATCTGGCGGATTCTCAAGCTGATCGACATCAAGCGAGAACGTGTAGCCCGTCACATCCAGTGGCTCCTTGTTGTCGCCACGAATGGTAATCGTCCATGGGTTCTCGTCGCCTTGATGGATGAAAATGTCGAAGTTGGCCGGACAGATGCTCAGGACAGGCATGGTTAGATCCTCACCCAGATGGCTTCAGAGGGAACGCCAAGATCGTCCAAGACGAACAACATGTAGTATCCGTCAGGCAACGCGCTATCGCTTGCTGGCAACTGGAACGTCATCGACGTCGAACTGACCAACGTCTGCGTCACTGGCTTGTAGTAGCGTTGGCAAAAGTCGATGTGGTGCGTGACCGAGCTCGGAGCCATCAGCACGCAGTGCGCAATGCTGCGGTATTGGGTCAACGCGTCACACGTCAGCGTGTAGGTCGTTGCGCGCGAGACGACGTAGGTGTCGTCTGCATCCTGCGTCGCGCCTCCACCAGACAGGACCACGTTTTGAGGACGCCGGAACACAACGTGCGGATCGGGGTTTGGACGCAGGTAGCGCGGCGACCACATCTCGTAGTCGTAGCCAGGATGATCCGATGCACTCGGGTTGTGAACGTGCGAAGGATGAGCATTAGTGACCGTCTGCGTTGAGGCATCTCCGCCTCCAACAAAGATCTGCCCGTTCGGCATCAAAACGGCGGTGCTATGGTAGTCGTGAAAAGCCTCTGCCGGAGACCACGACAACAGTTCCCACGCACTTCCCCATCCAGATCCGTCGTGCCGCAGCAACTCCGTCTTGGTGTGGTATTGGCCGTTGAACGTCGGGGGAACAGCCCCGTTGTCTGTTTCCTTTTCTGCGCCACCGAACAAATAGAGATCGGCATCGGGCGTGATGACCATATTTGCTTCGGTGCGCGCCAGATTCATCGAAGGCATAGACACCCACTGCGCAGCAGCTGTGGTTGCACTGATGATCTCGACCGTGCCGGTAGTCGCCGACAAAAGCGGTGTAGCTGTCTCGCCACGAAAGTGGTAACCACCAGCGCGGATTACCCGATCAGCAACTCCATCGTAGTTTGGAGCGATAACCGACATTGCATAGACACGCTCTAGGTTGAGCAGCCCAGCTTGCGACGTGGCTCCAATAGTGTTTGTCCACACGCCAGGGTTGGTGCCGTGGTTCGTCAACGTTGCCGACTTCCAGGCCATCCCCGACATGAACATGCCACCGTTCGATAGCAAGTGCATGTGTGGGTAGAAGAATAGCCAGTCGTCTAGGTAAGCAGGCACTCCTGCTCCTGGTGTGCCTGGGCCTGCAAACACCTTGGGGATTGTTGGACCACGCAGGTCAAACGTTAGACCGCTAGTGTTGATCGTTGGCGAAGCGGTAACGGCAACAGCTTCGTAGTTGTTCCATGCAGGGTTGCCCGATGGTTGGTCACTCTGCATGTTGTTCTGTCCGCCAAAGATCAACACCCCGCATCGGGCTCCGTTCCATGGTGAGCTTGCGGCAGTAGCAAACTTCTGCGTCAACTTAGGTGTCGGATACCACCGCTTGAAATGCATGTCCTCCGCACGGACCCAGGCACCTACGTCGAAGTAGTGCTTGTGAGACGTCGTGTTCCAAGAATGCGTGTAGTTCGTCCCCGTGTTGTTGCGGTAGTAGATCGACCCATCAAGATCGGGGTTCCACATCCACAATCCTTGGTAGGCACCAAACAGAAAGTTGTCGCGTTCGTATTCGTTGCCACCTGCGATAAGAAGATCGCCGTTGTCTGTCCAGCAGTGACCAGCACAGAACAAAGACGGATACCATTCAGTGGCTCCATCGATTCGCACAGGACCGATTGGCAACAGGTAGTTTCGGCTGCGGATGGCTGCGTTTGGATCGGTATCGAGGATGACCAACGCTTGCCACGACCACCATGCTTTCCCGTCAACGTCTGGCGTGCGCGCGATGACCGGCAACGTGTTCCACAGCAACAGCCGACCCTTGTTCCTTCCCTTTGGGATCAGCGAACAGTGAGTCGCCTTGAAACGTGTGGGGAATCCCCATGTTGCCGTGATGGCATACGCACCTGACCCAATAGTCCCTGTCCAAAACTCGATCCCCGGCCAAGCAACAGTCGGATCGGTTTCTTGCGGATCGTTGTTCCAGCCCTCGGAAAAGTAACCAACTCGCGATGGGTTGGCCGACATGTCCAGGCTGTCGTAGTTCGTGAAGAAGTTTCCGTTCCGATCCGGCTGGATGATGTCGATGTTCGACATAGGTCGTGCTCGCGCAGGTGCTGGTGGTGCTGCCGCGCGCCGCGAGCGACGCGGCGGCGGCTACTGAGGTGCCGGAGCCGCAGGGCGCGGCTTCGGCTGCTTCTTGGACTCGGCATCAACCGGGGCTTCCGGCTGATGTTGCTCTGCGACGGCTTCGATCTGGATAGGCAACTGCCCTTCCATCTCGAACACGTCTCCAGGCAGCCGGAGTCCACCGGCTGCCCAGCAAAGCATGCGGGCTCTGACCTTCACCATCAGACGCCAGACGTCGTGAACGTGAAGCCGCTCGGGTAGAACAGCCTGCCGTCCGCGATGTGCGGGACAAGGTTCATCGTGACTGCCGTCGACGTCAAAGTTGCCCCAGCAACTACGAACTGCAATCGCAGATACCGAAGGTCGGAACCCTGGAAGCTGTTGTAGATGGCTGGAGCAATCGGAACCGCGACGGTCGTGCCCAGCGGAGCCAATGCCGCAAACGATGCACCAGCAAGATACTGCTCGTTGGCAAGTGCGCCGCTAGAGGTCGTGCTGACCCACAGGTTGACGGCCAGCGTCGCGCTAGCACCAACCATGGCAGCCGTCAGCTGAAACACAGCGTAAATCGGCTGGCCCTCGCCGATGTTGCGCTTGTCGACAATGTCGATCGCATCCGCGCCGACAGTCGTGCCGACCACAGTGGAGCCAAGAGTTGCGCTCAGTGAAGCAAAAGCGTCAGTAATCATGTGTGTGCCTCCGATCAGGGGACGAGGGTTTCGTTGTTCGTCAGAGCGTCGCACTTACGCAGAGGAACGCCCAGGTAGGAAAGGAACGAGTGAGCCTTGCCGAACTGCGTCAAGCCTTGCTCGATGCTCATAATGCCCAGCGACTTTTCCATCGCGAGGCGCGACATCGCCGCGTGCACGTTGCGATTCAGGTAGAACGCACAACGACCCATGGTCGAAGTCGGGAGCAGGTAGTAAGCCTGCGCCATCGCGTGCAGGACATTGGTCAAGCTCGTCGGGTTAGCCGTCCCCGAAAGGCCCGTCAAATCCGCAGTTGGGATGTTGCAGATACGGACGACGTATCGCCAATCCTTGACGACGAGACCGCACTTCCACTGGTAGCGCGTGCTCAGGGCCTGCATGCGCAGGTCGCCGTTGTAGACGGTCTGCTCGCCGAGATCCTCGTGCACGAGACCGGCCTTGCTGCCCTTCGGGAAGATCCCGTAGACAGTTTGGTCGCCCCAGCAAACGAGGTAGACCGAAGTCAGAGCAGAGCCGCTCGACGCAACGCGAAGGACGTTTTTGCTGTTGCCAGCACCCGTCGACGCGCTGTAGCGCGCACGCAGACCCAGGAACTTCTTGGGGTCAGTCGCAGGGTCACCATTGAACAAGGTGTCCGCCATCGTCTGATTCATCGACTCCAAGAACGCGGAGTCTTCGCTCAGGCGGAACTGCGCCGTGTTGCCGTTGAGCATCGCGAGATCCTTGTCGACCTCGCTACGAGCTTCGATGATCGCACAGCCTTCGTCGACCTGGGCGGTCGTCGACTTGCTGTTCGGGATGCCCGCGTTCAAGGCGCGGAAATAGACGTCCGGCAAGCCCGTGCGGATCACGACTCGCTCGCCAGTCGGGAGGTTGCCCTCGCGCCAGACGCAGTCCGTCAGGATCTCGTTGGTCTGCGAGAGAAGCTCGCCGATCACCGGGACGTTGCCGTCTGGATCGATACGCTTCGTCCAGTCCGTCAAAGTCAGATTGTTAGTGCCTACAACTGCCATGGGTCACACCTAGCTTTGGTTGGGGTAAAGCGCGCGGGCAAGTTCGGCGAATCCCTGCGGCTGGCCCTTGCCAGACGAGTTGCCGCTGCCCACGAACTTGTCTTCTGAGATTGCCTTTCCGGCTCGGTAGAACGCCTTGATCATGTGGACGTTGTTGCCGAGGCCCGTTCGGTCGAGAAGCTGCACCAGTTCTGGCGAGCCCAGTGAGTCCAAGAACTTGCGCGCGACGGACAGGTTCTCGTCGAGCTTGTCGCCGCCAATCTCCTTGTCCGCTCGAACTTCTTGCTCCCACTGAGCGGCTTCCTGTTGCCGCTGCTCTTGCGCCCGCTGGTTCATCACCGGAGCGATGCGTTCCAGCAGTTGCTGCGCTGCGTCCGTTGGCAGTTTCAGATCCGCAACAGCTTCGGCGTATGCACCAAGCACATGCTCGTCGTAGCTCTGTCCTTCTGGGACGGTGAACGTAGGACGATCCGCAACTGCCGGAGCAGCTTCGGTGTTGCTGTTCTTCTGCTGAACCTCGGGAGCGGTCTGTCCACTCGTCGAGGGTTGCCCTGCGGTTTGTGTTGCAGCCGCGTTATTCGGCTGCGTCGTCTGTTCTGTCATGCTTTTGTTCCTTGACCATCACCGGCCATAGCTCTGGGCAGAGCGCGTGGATCTGCTCCAAGACGGTCCCGCCGAAGTGTCGACGACCGGCTGCAAACGCAAGCCACAAGCCGTCTGGACGAAACTCCTGCGCGAACAACTCGGATTGCTCCAGAAGACGCCACACGATGCGGCGTCCCTTCTTGCTGCTCATCAGCCACCGGATGTCGGCATCCTCGACTTCGCGCGCGAGCTTCCGATGGAGCTTGCGCTCCTCGTCGGCTACTCGATCTGCTTCGTCGATGGAGGGTCTGTCGATGGTCACGTTGTAAGGTTACGAATGTTGGGTTTGGTGCTGCATACCGTCAGACAGCCCACCAGCGCGCTTCTGCTGGCGTTTTCGGAAGCTCCGAGAACATGTCGAGCATCACGCTCGCCGAGCGCGTCCAAGGCAAGCAAGCCGTCGAGACGTAGACGTTGTCGTTCCACACCTCGTTGTAGCTTTGCAGCGGCGGCCAATCTGCCAAGGAGAACGCATCTCCGTTGTTCCATCGGATGGCGTAGGCATGGAACCAGGATTCGCTCGAAGCTCCAGCTGGCTGCGCGATCCGCTGCCACGCGTTGACGTCGATGACCTGAGCCAGCGACGTAGCGACATCGTGGTATTTGGCGGCCAACCCATCGCTGTTGGCTGCGAACAGCTGCCTCGAAGCAGCCATCACGCCAATCGCCGCGATGGTCTCTTGCCAAGGCTGCCATCCAACTACGGGCCTACCCTGCGAGTCGACCCATCCGTATTTGGCTTGCTCGTAGCCGCCGAAGATCCGCACCGGCTTGCCCTGCGGGATGTTTGCCATCGAAGCAAACCGCAGCGCGGTCTCGATGCCGATGACCATCGTCGAGTCGTCAGCAAGGCCCAGCCACATCTGGTTGGCCCGCGTCAAGGCGAGACGGCCAACCGCTCGCGGCGACTGGTTCAGAGCACGCTTGATGTAGACGTCGGTCTTGTCGAGTTCGACGTGCGCGCGCACCAACTCCTCCAACGCAGGGTCGGCAGTCAGTGCAATCGTCGCGTGCAGGAAGTTGTCCGACCGGTGCTGGTCGTCGCTCGTGGTCCACAGGACTGTGTTGATCGATGGCATCCACGCGATGGCGTTCTGCCCAGGCCAACCAAGGCGATCCTGCAAGCCAAACGACAAGTCTGGACGCTGGTTCAGCGTCTCAGCCTGCGGGTGGTTCACAGCCTTCATGGGCGAACTGTCGCGCTCTCGGTTGTTGGTGGGTCTTTGGACGTAGCCCTGGCATTGCCAGAGCGCGTCGTGGATCTCCCACGGCATCTGCATCGTGACCGCGAGATCCGATGCTGCTCCGAAATCTGGCTGCTCTCCCGTCGTCCCGCTTTCGCGAGGCTGGATGCGCGGGCGCGCGGATGCGTAGCCGATGAACTGCTGCTGCGTGTAGGCAGTGTGCTGCTGCACGCGCAATGCCTGCGTCGGCTTGGTAGGTGCTGGCACTCGGCCAAGAGCCATCCACGCACCGTCCCAGTTTGAGAACAGGCCAAACATCTGGTAGCCGCTCGCGCGCGCTTCGTTCGGCGCAGCATGGATCGCGCCACGGATCTCGAACGTCGACGCGCGGTGCCATCTCTGGTTGTCGGTTGTAACGTTGACAACCGATTGCCCTCCGATTGCACCAACCGAATGCCCGTTCCGCAGGGCAAAGTCGACCGAGACGGGCAACCCGCAAGCCATCGTTAGTGCAGGCAGAAGCACCGACTGCTCTTGCCCGTTGTTCTCCGTGGTCCCGTAGGTTGCGTGCGCCACGAAGTCGACTGATGCAAGGCCGCTGAAGACCGTGCACCACACGTCAACCGTAACGAGCTTCGCCGGGAACCAGTGGCGCATGTGGAAGGTGGCCGATGCATCGCCGCCCACCATGCTGATCAACGCCATCTGCCCAGCGATCCCGCCCATGTAGAACTTGGGAACGACAGAGTCGATGTCGCGAGTCAGCGCAGCATGCCACTGAAACTCTTCTCGCTTCCGCTCATCGGGCATGAACTCCAGCTTGACCGACTGACGTGCAGGAACAGTCGCGAGCACGCGGATCCCACGCTCGGACGAGTCTACAGCGTATGGGTATCGATAGACGCCATCCGTCATCCATCCGTAAGGCTGCGGCATGCGCTGCTTCGGGATGCCGCAGAACACCCAGGACGTAGCTGGGTGAGCGGAGACGTTATCGATGGTGACGTGCATCAAGCACCGACCCGCTGCGCAATATGAGCTGTGACGATAAACTCTCCTACTGCTGCTGCTGTTGCGTGCAAAGCAAAAGCGCGAGGTGCTACGCTCAACTCGCTAGACAAAGAATAAACAGTGATCCCGAGAATGCTGTTGCTACCTTTTGGTGCCAAGGCTTCTGCAATACCACCATACCCAACAAGATCGGTCGGATCGGATCCGCACAACGCTTGAACCTGCCCCGCAGTCCACGTTGTCGTATTTCCTACCGAGTAACGAATGCTAGACGATGGCTGGATTGCAATCCACGCAGTGTAATCGCCAGGAGCAATAGTGGCTGTATACGAAGTGGTGTAAATGTCGGTTGTCGCAAGACGCGTCCAAGCTACTTGTGCCATGTCATCTCCTACAGCATCTGTGCTGATGGTGAGTTGTAACCGCTAAACATCCCCATCACGTCAGATGCTGCGGCGTTCATCGGTGTGCCACGCAGGTTGCCCATTGCCTTGGTCTGCTGCTCCAGCGCGGCCGTTTGTTCCTTCGCAGCCATCGCGGCTTCGCGAGCTTGGCGGATCTGCACGACGTCCTCGGTTGCGAGGATGAGCTTGGGATCAACGCCAAGCATGTCGCCATACGCATCGGCCCACACGTCGGGGTCGAACTTGTCGAGCACCTCTGGCTTCATCTGCGCGACGACGCCAAGGCTGCCGACAAAGCGATCGACTGAGTTCGTGCCGATCGCACGCTGCGCTTGTGCAAGCATGCTGACGAACTCGACCGACAGATCCTGCCCAGACAACTCTTGTGGTGGAGGCGGGATCTGGCCCGACTGCATCATGTGCTCGAACGTGATGTCGATCAGCGGATCGAGCAGTTCGTTGTGCAAACGTTCCAAGACCGGACCAAGCATGAGCAGCTTCTCCTCGTGCCTCTCGGCGACTTCGGTAGCGGTCATGCGCGGGTTGTTCGCGTTGTTCGCCAGCATCAGGAACAGGTCCGCGTAGAACGCGGAGTTGATGCGTTGGCGGCAGTCGCCGATGTCCTGCAACAGGTAGGACAGGTTGAGGTTGACCTCGAACGCTGTGCGGATTCCGCTGTTCGGACCCGACGAGTCGACGAAGGACACGCCACCTGGAAGCATTTCGATGTCGCGGTTCTTCGCGCTCGTCGGTGCTTGCAGCGGCGGCTTCGTCTGGAGGTCGATGGCTTGAGCCTTGCGCAGCTGTTCGTGTTGCAACTGCTTCACGTCGCCAAGGCACTCCATGCCAGGGCTCATGCCGTAGATGTCGCCACCGGCAGTCGACCACCTGGGGACCACAGCAGGGAACCGGCGGAACCCAGACTCGCGCAAGTAGCTGTTGTTGTCGCCACCGATCTCGAAGTAGCACGACCGGAACGGCATGTTCAGATCGTCTAGCTTGCTGGTGTCTCGATCCTCGCGCGGCTCGATCGCATGGATGACGGTGATCCAGCTGTCAAGGTTGCCTCGACGCCACTGCTCCTGCACTTGGCTAGAGCAGTTCTCGATGCCGAACTCCTTGACCATCTGCGCGACGGTCATCTCGAACTCGCGGTAGAGACAGTCGACTCTGCCCTTGTAGTCGGCCGCGATGCAATACTCGCCGATCGTCAGCGGGTGGTGGTGCGTGACGTTTTCGTAGTCCGGCATGACCAACGACGCCGCCGTGCCGAAGGCAGCAAGCTCACCGTAGATCTGGTGCAGCGATCGGTAGGTGTTGCTGCGCGAGAACACCGACTGCATGCGACGCGTGACGTCGTCGAGCCATAGCTTGACCGGATAGAACTTGTTGAGGTCAGGGTCAGCTGTCGCAAGGCGGAACCACGGACGAGCAGGGCTCGTAGCTCCTGCCATCAATCCCGACTCGCACACACGGAGCGAACGGGTAGCCGTGTTGTCGTAGATCAGGTTGTGCCTCTTCGTGCCGCGATTGCGATCCTGCACGAAGAAGCGTCCGCTGCGTGGCAGCAGGTAGTCGCTGATCTCCTTCCAGTGCATCCACCATGATGCACGCTCGCTCTTCAGCTGCCCCCATCGGGTCAGCAGATCGCTGCGCTTCTTGGGGGTGCTGGTGTAGTCCACTTCAGCCCAGGGTGTTGTTGGTGCCGTATGGCTGCGTGAGCATCGTGCTCGCCGCGCCTTGAGTTGCAGGTCGACGAGCAGCCGTGAGCAAGCTCATCATGTCGGGAGCCTTCTGATTCGCGCGCATCTTCTCCATCGCAGAGATGCGCTCTTGGCGAACAGCAGCAGACTCCGCACGCTTCTGCGCGTCTTCCTGCTGCATCATCGCTTGCTTCTGCGCCTTCTCGGCACGTCGTCCTTGTTGGATGCCGCCGATGATCGGCGTGTAGGAAAGAGCATCGCCCATGATCAGAAGTCCTTGATGAAAACGGTTTCGAGCGGCTGATAGCCAAAACGTGGAAGCAACGACTCCAGCGTCGTCATCGGCTTTGCGTGCATGGTCATGCGCTTGCATGCGTTCTCGCGCGCGAGCCGCTCGGTCTCATCAATCAGCCTGCGGCCGATGTTGCCGCGCCGATACGGCTTGTCGACAAACAGAGCGATGTGGGTCAGCCACTTCTCGTTGTAGATCGGATGACGTGCGACAACGGAGTTGAGCGAGTATCCGACGAGCTTGCCTTCGTACCATGCTCCGATGCCGATGAAGCAGCCAGCTGCTTCCATCGCCTGGAAGTGCTGCATGTCCTCATCGATGTCGACGCCTGCGATGTTGCCGATCTCGTCCAGATGCCGATACCACAGGCCAGCATCGACGCTTAGTTCGCGCGTCGTCGCCTGTCGCACCTCGACGTCTTGGATGATGAATCGCACATCGGAAAGGTAGGAGTCTTGCATGCCGTCCTGCATACCGTCACTGAAGCGGGCCAATGGGACGCTTGCCGGTGAGCATGGTCGAGTTCGTCACGTCGCCCGCGAGCCCAGGCTTGTCTTCGTTGCGAACTGCGGACAGCATCGATTGACCAGGAGCAGCCGCACGTCGAGCGGATGCCTGCTGCGCTGATGCTTGTCGCTCTGCTGCCAGACGCGCGCGCGCTGCATCCTGCTCGGCTTGGCGTTCGCGACGCCTGTTCTTGCCACTCAGACTGTCCCAGGCACCTTGGTAGACGTCGCCCATGTCAGTTGATCCAGCTGCCTCGCAGCGTCTTCGGGTCGTAGGGGTCGTATTCGCTTCGGGTTCGCCTGCCGTAGAGCTTGCTCACGACGCTCTCCTTGGGCGTGTCGATCAGTGCAAGGCAGAAGGCCGACGCGTAGTCGGGCGACCTGCCGAGTCGTGCGTAGATGTCCTCGCGGCTGTCGACCTGGATCGTCGCGCCGGACAGTCGCCACGTCGGGCTGGTCAGGTCAGCCAACAAGCGAGGGCTCGGCGGGAGTGCGATGGCGTTGTTGGCGGTCGGGTCCAGTGCCTCGCGCATGCGCCACCACAACTCCGACCGCAGGTTCTTGAACTTGAGCCTGCCCGACTTGTCGACACCACGCGCTGCCTCGGCGACGTTCACTCCCAGCACCTGCTGCTGCGCCTCGTTCAGGAAGTCGTAGGGACTCGCGCCCACGCCGATGACGTCGATGTGGATCGGTGCTCGGTCGCGTGATGCCGCGATGACCAGCCCCGCCACCGTTGGCCCGTCCGGCGTCTCCTTGCCAGGGTAGGCCAGCGGCTCGTCGAACCACATGCCGTGCCTGCGAGCGATAATGGTCTCGTCCTTGCCGCCGCGCGCGACGTCGACACCCATGCTGTCCATCGCGGGCTTCTTGTCCATCGGCTTCCACCGCGCCTGCGCTGCCTCGACCCACGCCGTTGGGATCACCTGCCACGGGTCGTCCTGCACGTCAGCATGGAAGTCGCCATGCAGCATCTGCGAACGCAGCGGCTCGGGCAGCGATTGCAGCTGC